ATATACTCTCTCTGGTTCACACAATGCAACATCAGGGTTATTATGAAGAACATCTTGTATTTCAAACTTTACATTCTCTTTGCCCGATAATAACTCATCCACTATTCTTGTTACTTCTTTTTGGTTATATTCTTTAACCAAATCATTCATATCAACATCTAATCTTTTAACGATAGCTTGTTCTACTTCTTCAGGTTGTCTTTCGGCATCAAATATCCATAGAGCCTCTTGTATAGAAATATCATCTAAAGACAGTTCTTCAACTCTGTTAGTTATCTCTATTCTCCAATATGGTTTAAGTAAATAAAATCCCTTCTCAAGTGTCTGGTCTATAGCAATCAAAGATTTAGATTTAATATCTATCTTCTCCATAATCAGATGGTCTAAGAACTTCTCTATCTTTCTGGCTGTTTCCCAACTACCTGACGGAGAGGGTACTGCTTGGACTATTGGTCTAATACCAAATATAACATTAGCAAGAGCAGCCTTGAGCTTTCTCATCTTAATTTCAATGGTAGGCATACGGATATTAGAACATCCCATAAATGGGAAGGTTTTTTTCTTCTTTATCCTCATCCTCATTCTATGCCATTTATCTTGAGAACTTCTCCAAGCCTCAGTCCAGTTTTCAGAATCCTTTTGCCAATTCTTTATCTTACCTACCAGTTTATTTATGCCACCTTTAGACATACCTGCTGCTGGCTGGACTTCTTCTTTTTGGTATTTTACTGCCACTTTTTATCTCCTTTAATATCCATAATCAAAAATCTTTGGTTCTTGTTCATCTGATAATAATTCTCCGTATCTTCCTCTTTTGTTAATTTCTGGTTCTATGTAATTGGGTGTTATTATAGTTTCTGCGTAAGTGAGACAATCAACAATATCATCCCAACGAGAAGCACCCAGTGTAAGAAGCTCATCTTTCGCCTCCTCGTGGTTAGGGTGTATATAATACTTTCCTGACTCAAATAATGGTTGTAGAGCTGCTACTATTCTATCTTTCTTTCTTCTTATAACCTTATCTGTTCCCCTCTTAAATGCGTTCTTTAGCTCTACTATCGGAGGGTATAAGTGTCTTTCCTGTGCTTTCCTTGCAAATGAATTAAAAAACTCTTTCTCTGTTCCTGAATTAGGGACACCTATTGCTGTTATAGTATCTTTGTTCTGAAGATACATATTTAGTATGGAATCAATAAACTCGCCACTAGGACGATGAGTCCGTATATAAGATATAAGGTAGCGATTGTGCATATGGTTAATGCCAACATGGGTGGCAACCTTAAAATCCGCCCTCTCGTCATCAGCGTAAGCAGGGTCAACGGCAATAACGCTAGATAGATTATCAGGGAGCTCTTTCCAATATCTAAGTTGATGGGGTTTAATCGGTGATGCCTCATTAAGTATTGGGTCATTGAGGTACTCCGAGGCAAAAGCGGTGCTCCCAATCTCCTTTTTCCTAGCTTGTAGCTTTTTGTGCGACCATAAAGATTTCCATAACTCATAACCAACCTCCTGCCTTGCGTCCTTATAAGCTCTGTATTTCCTCTTCTCCCAGTCATTGTCGCTATCCAACATCTCTTGTAAGAGTGCTAAAGGACTAATTATAGTCCCTATCCAGATAAACTGCCCGTGAGGTAAGAGAGTATTAAGACAGGCTTTAAATACCCATTCTCTTAGTTTTGTCCTCTGCTCACTACTTGCTACTGACTCATCTGTTTCTATATCATCTAATATTATTAAGTCAGGGCGGAAACCGCGTATCTGACCTCCAGCACCACGAGCACGAATGTTCGTTTTTTGACCGTTATTCAATATCAGGTGGGTCTCCGTCCATTTATTGCTCCTTAAATCACCAAAATGCTTAATTAAGAGCGAGTTTGTCTCCATCTCTGTCCTCATCTTCCTTAACCATTCAATAGAAAGGCTCTCAGAAGCAGAGATAATCAGAATATCCTTCTTTTTCTGGTATAAAGCACACCATATAGGATAAAATACACTACAAATCATACTATTATGAGTCAATATATAATCATTTGTGATATATTGCCCGTCCTTAGCTTCTACTTGTATACACCTTCCATATTCTTGTCTATCAAAAACAATATTTGTTATGGCTGATTTAGTTTTTATACTTCCTTCCCACAATTTTCTTTTTCTTGATAATCTTGTTGGTAAAATTTCTCTAGGACATCTCGCTGTAATTTTATAATAATTATGATATTTTCCATTACACCAAGATTTTCCTTTGCCCACAGTTGCCGTTCCACCCAAACTTCTAATCAAAGAAACTACGCCATCTATCAGCCTTTTATTAATATTACAAAATTCAAATATTTTTCCAGAAGCATTTATTGTGCCATCTGTGTCAATTAATCCTTGTAATAACAATTCTCTTTGTTTTATAGAAGAAAATAAATATATCTCAGGAATATGTTTATTATTTAATACTTCTAATTTTCTTAACTTTGGTCTTAACCCTCTGATTGTATATCTTAATTTAGCCTTTTGTTTAGTTACTTTATAAGGAAAATAATGAAGGATTTCTATATCTTGAGTTGTAAAACTACTATCATTACTATGTCCATCACCCAACCAACAACCTAGCGTATATGGTTCTATAATTAGATGCTTGTCCTCAAATTCAACTGGTTTAGCCCAACCAAGAAAATACTTATACTCTATATATCTTTCTCCAGTCCTTTTATCTATTCTTTCCTTTTTATAATTCTGTAAAATATCTTGTAGTGATTTTACTATTTTCTTATTTCCAGTATTCTGTGGACAAGTTACTTCCCACAAATGTCCTAGATTACAAAGTGTACTTCTATCGTCTCTAGTTTCCACCCGATATAAAAACATTTTCTCTACCGGTGTCATCGCAATTACTTTAGTTGGTTCTCCGTCTGAACCAAAAACAAAATCACCAACCCGCAAATCACCGATTGTTGTCCAACCACCCAGAGTTAAAACTTTAGAACATAAAGACTGTGCTTTAGCAAATCCCCTCGGAGCTGCCAGAGCTAATCGCTGTTTATCTTGAACTAACCTATATATATCCTTATGGAAATCAGGTATTGCACTTGTTAGATAATGTCTCAGGAAGTCCTGAACCCATATTAAGAGGTCATTAGACCACATCTTATGTAATTCCCTGTATTGGTCTTTTGTTATTTCCATAAGTTATCAAATATGATTATTAACTGAAATGGTTGTCATTTAGATTGTCGTTTAGGTTGTCACAAATACTATATACTTTTTGTGACAAGTTTGTATTAATATATACAACTGGTTGTATGTATCTATACATCACTTCACCATCTTCCGCATCTTGCATTTCTTATAATATACTATCATTAAGCTACGGTTAATATCTACCATAGTTATGGTTGTTAACTTACCACCTTTGGTTGTCAATTGTAAACTATGTTCCATAATAGAACTAACTATACCCTATGAGGTATAAACTGCTTGTTTTCCGCCCATTTAATCTTTAAAAGAGCTATTTCATACCTTATCGGGTATAAATACAAGTCGGCGACAGTTCAGGTTTAGTCTGCTTACGCTTCAACACAAGCACTAGCAACTTGCTCCACATATGGTTACCACACCACACCGACATTTAAAAGAACATCTTTTCCCGGGAATCCCGGTAATATATCTATTTAACCCGCTTTCTCCACTTGCGTTTCTTAGAATGTCTGGTTTTACCTTTCTTGCTCATAATCGCCTGAGGATGCGTTTTAAGCACACCACAACATAATCTGACCTATCCTATGCCTACCCCTGTTTTAAGGGTATTGGAACGCTCTAAGACCCCTTTACGCCTCATTGAGAGACATTGAACCCTGACCTCGCCATTGTCTGCATACTCGTTTGCATCTTTTCTGATATAACCCCAATCTTTTGTAATTACAAGGTCTGTAAGAGTAATTTTAGAATGTCTAATCCAATCTCCCTTTTCACAGTTATAACAACCATAAATTATTCTATCTTTAATACCAAATTGTTCAGGACTACCTTCTTTAGTAAAAACTGTTCCACAAATTACACATTGAATCATATGGGCTCCTATTTGGATATTTGAAAAATATAATATATATTGTTTGTGGTAATATATATATACACAACCCCCATGGGGGGTGCTACCCTCTTCCCTCACCGAGTATAAAGCCAATAGATAATACACTTATTAACATAGCTTCCGATAATGTACCTTATGTTAACTATTAAATCATACATAACATACTGTTATGCATACTCTTATGTCAATCTACTCTTAACAATGGCTTGTTCTTGCTCCTCTAAGCCATTGAATATAGCTATGCTATTGCCTTGCTCCTTGTATAATCCTTCTATCTTGGCTAATAGCTCCAATGCTCGTACTCTGTTACTCTCTTTCTTACCCTCGTTAGCTAGCTTAGTAATCTCTTGTTTTATCTTATCTATTGACCATTTTAAGCTCTCATCTATCTCCCTAAACTCTCGCTCTATCTCTCGCCTTACTTCAACGTTCTTAGTTAGCCTTGAGCCTGTAGAGTAAGCAGTCCTCTCCGAATAGCCTGCCCTTTTAGCTGAAGCTGTAGCGTTCTTGCTTAATACATAGTATTTAATGAACTCTTTCTTTCTTCTATTTAACATATTATATCCTATTGTTATTATATTAATATTATATATTGTTTATATATATATATATTGTATTAATATATATTGTATTAATATTGTATTTATATATTGTATTATATTGTATTTAATATCAATACCTATATATAGCTACGAGGGTTTACTTGGCTTAGGTTGTATCCTCGAGGCATTTTATTGCTCACTCTCTTTAATATCTACTAATAAGGCTTTATGCTTCAAGTTATTTAATGCGGTCAAGTCCAAGCCTTCGTTGTTTACTTCTAGTGTTATCTTTAAATACGAGTCAACGTCCGAATTTCTAACGCTTATGCTCTTTAAAATTGCTTCTAACTTCATAACAAAGTCTTTAAGCCATGATGTATTATTCTATGGCAATTACTGCAAACCATTGTACATTTGACTATTTCTTTTAATAGTTTTTTGCTGTTCATATATTTAC